AGTTTCTACAACAATTTAGACCAGATGGATATTCTGTTGATAAAGAAAAGTGGGTTAGTGATAAATCCAGTATAATAAACCAAGCTGATGAAGCTTTAGAGTATCTACAAAAAATAGAAGATTCTTTAGAATAGTATATTTATATATAATAAGTATGGATAAAAATGCAGAGAAATAATAAAGGACAATTAAAAGATGTAATAAAACAGGAGTACGTTAAATGTGCTGCTGATCCTATTTACTTCTTGAAAAAATATTGTATGATTCAACATCCAATAAAAGGTAAAATACCATTTGCCCTTTATGATTTTCAAGAAAAAACAATAGAAGATTTTTCAGAACATCGTTTTAATGTTATTTTGAAAGCTAGACAGTTAGGTATATCTACAATTACAGCTGGATACTCTTTATGGATGATGACATTTCATCAAGATAAAAACATATTAGTAATTGCCACTAAACAAGAAGTTGCTAAAAATTTAGTAACCAAAGTAAGAGTAATGCACGCTAACTTACCATCTTGGTTAAAACAAAAATGTGTTGAAGATAATAAATTATCATTGAGATATAAAAATGGCTCACAAGTAAAAGCTGTATCAAGTGGTGAAGATAGTGGTCGTTCAGAAGCTCTATCTCTATTAATATTAGATGAGGCTGCATTTATTGATAGAATTGATAATATATGGGCAGCTGCTTCACAGACTCTATCTACTGGTGGACAATGTATAGCTCTTTCCACACCCAATGGTGTTGGTAATTGGTTTCATAGAACTTGGATGGATGCTGAAGATGGCTTAAATGATTTTAATTTTATTAAATTACATTGGACAGTACATCCAGATAGAGAACAAGATTGGAGAGATGAACAAGATACCCTTTTAGGTCCTTCGTTAGCTGCACAAGAATGTGATTGTGACTTTATTACTTCTGGTCAATCTGTGGTTGATGGTGTAATTTTAGAAGAATATAGAACTACACAAGTTCAAGAACCAATTGAAAAACGAGGAGTAGACAGTAATGTTTGGATTTGGCAACCACCAAACTACACAAAAGATTATATAGTATGTGCTGACGTAGCTCGTGGTGATTCGACAGACTATTCTGCATTTCACATTATGGATGTTGAAAGTTTAGAACAAGTAGCTGAGTATAAGGGTAGAGTTTCTACTAGGGATTATGGTAATCTACTGGTAAATATTTCTATCGAATACAATAACGCCTTACTAGTTATAGAGAACAACAATATTGGTTGGGCTACAATACAACAATGTATAGATAGAGAGTATGATAATCTATTTTATATGAGTAAAGATTTACAAGTGGTTGATGTACATAGACAGGTAAATAATAAAATTAACAGAGCAGAAAAACAACTTGTTCCTGGATTTACATTAACACAAAAAACAAGACCTTTAGTAGTTGCTAAACTAGAAGAGTTTTTTAGAGAAAAATTAGTAAAGGTACGTTCAAATAGATTAATTGATGAGTTGTTTGTATTTATATATAATGGTAGTAGAGCAGAAGCTATGTCGGGATATAATGATGACTTAGTAATGTCTTACGCTATGGGTTTATGGATACGTGAGACTGCTTTGAGATTAAGAGCTGAAGGAGTAGAACTTCAGAAGAAAGCAATGAATAGTATAACATCAAATCAAGGTGTATATACACCAAAAAACAACCAAAACGATTCTTGGACTATGGAAATAAACAAAAAACCAGAATCTTTAGATTGGTTACTTTAATTAAAGAGGTAAAAAATGGCTGATACAAGCTTATTTAGTAGATTAAGAAGATTATTTTCAACTAACGTTATTGTTAGAAACGTTGGTGGTAGGAAATTAAGAGTTAGTGATACAAGTCGTACACAATCATTGAATAAATCTAACTTGGTGGATAGATACCAAAAGATATTTACAGGTGCAGGACTTAGTGGATATTCCGATGCATTATTATCTAAGTCTATGAGATTAAATCTTTTTAAAGATTATGAGTCGATGGATTCAGATGCTATCATTTCTTCAGCTTTGGACATTTATGCAGATGAATCAACAATGAAATCAGAGTATGGTGAAGTTTTACAAATAAATACAGACAATGAACAAGTAAAAGAAATATTACATAATCTTTTTTATGATATTGTTAACATAGAATTTAATTTATGGCCATGGATTCGTAATATGTGTAAGTATGGTGATTTCTTTTTAAAGTTAGAAATAAACGAAAAGTATGGTATTACAAATGTAGTACCACTTTCAGTATATGATGTGTCTAGATTGGAAGGATTAGATCCTGAAAATCCAGAATATGTAAAATATCTAATTGAAGCCGCAACAAGTGAGAATAGATTCAAACAAGAACAGTCGGCGTCAAAAGAAGAACTAGAAAATTATGAAGTAGCTCATTTCAGACTACTTTCAGATTCTAATTATTTACCGTATGGTAAATCTCAAGTAGAAGGTGCTCGTAAAATATATAAACAATTAACTCTTATGGAAGACGCTATGTTAATTCATAGAATTATGAGAGCACCAGAAAAAAGAATATTTAAATTAGATATTGGAAATATACCACCAGCTGAAGTTGACAACTATATGCAACAAGTTATTAATAAAATGAAAAAAGCTCCTGTTGTTGATGAAGCTACTGGTGATTATAATTTAAAATATAATATGCAAAATATCACCGAAGATTTTTTCTTACCAGTTCGTGGTGGCGATAGTGGTACAAATATTGAATCCCTTCCAGGTTTGACTTATGAAGCTACTGAAGATATTGAGTATCTCAAAAATAAATTATTATCTGCTTTAAGAATACCAAAAGCATTTCTTGGATTTGATGAAAGTATTGGTAGTAAAGCTACATTAGCAGCTGAAGATGTTCGTTTTGCTAGAACGATTGAAAGGATACAAAGAATAACACTTTCTGAATTGACAAAGATTGCTATCGTTCATTTGTATTCACAAGGATATACCGATGCAGATTTAACAAACTTTGAACTAGAATTAACTAACCCATCTACAATATATGAACAAGAAAAAATTGAGTTGTGGAATAGTAAAACTTCACTTGCAGAGTCAATGTTACGCGATGGAATAGTATCTACCGAGTGGATTTATAAAAATATATTTAAGTTTACAGACGATGAAATTAAAGAACAAGATGAACAAATTGCGTTCGACTATAAGACTAAGTTCAGAAGACAACAGATTGAATCAGAAGGTAATGATCCTGTTAAAAGTGGTGAGTCACAAGGTACACCATCTGATTTGGCTATGGGTAGAAGTGGACATGAACTAGATGATGAGGGTGGTTCAGAAGAAGGTGGACAACCAGGTGCTGGAAGACCTAAAGAATTAAATAAGTACGGTAAAGATAGTGGTGTCAGAGGAAGAGATCCGTTAGGAGCTCACGATAAGAAAAAAGGTGGAAGTGGTGCACCTAAATATGGTAAAGCATTAGCTCTATCACACTATGATTCTCTTAAAAAATCAATGAGTTTTGGTAAAAAAGACCAAGAATTAATAACAGAAGTATCTGAATTAGAAGAAGAGTACCAAAATGAGGTAACTTCTTTAACTAAGGACACTTCAAATGACTAATTATTATTTAACTTTATATTTATTTATGAGTAAATATACATACATATTGGAGTAATTTATAATGGCTCGAAAATTAAAACATTCGAAAATAAAGAATACAGGTATTCTTTTTGAATTATTAACAAGACAGATAACAGCTGATGTTTTAGCTGGAAAATCTACAAAATCAGTTTCTATATTAAAACAATTTTTTAATGAGAATACAGAATTGGGAAAAGAGCTTGAACTTTATAAGTTACTTTCTGAAAAACATTATCAATCAGAGGTTAGAGCTAATGATTTACTAACTGTTGTCGTAAAACAACGTCAAAAGTTAAGTAACTTGAATCTACGTAGAGAAAAATACAATCTAATTAAATCTATTAAAGAAAATTATAATGTAGATGATTTCTTTAATGGTCGTATTCCTAATTATAGAATACTTGCTTCTATTTTCAATATATTTCAATCTGAAACAACAGATGATAATTTTAAAGCAGAACATATTGTAAATTCTAAGTTTACTGTACTAGAACATATAACTAGTAAAAAAGTAGATGGAAAAAAGATTAAAGAAAAAGTTTTGAGTGAATACAGTAAATCTGATAAAGATTTGAGACTATTAGCATATCAAATTCTTGTTGATAAATTTAATAAAAAATATAAAACCTTAGATGAATCACAAAAAAGTTTATTAAAACATTATATTAATAATGTAAGTAATACTAATTCATTACGAGAGTATGTAGACGTTGAAGTTTCTAAAATTAAAAAACAATTAAAAATACATTTACCAAAAGTAAATGATAAGATTACAAATATTAAACTAACAGAATCTATAAATCAAATAGGTAATTTGACAAAGGGTAAAGTAGTTGATGAAAAACAAGTTTTAACATTGATGAGATATTACGAACTTATTAAGGAGATTAAAAATGTCCACAAAACTTGAAATTCTTAGAAAGTATATCAGAGAATTAATTCAACAAGAGTTGGATGAAGCTTCTGTTACTGGTGCATTGGATGGTGGAGAAGGTCCTCCTAGAACTCCATATGCTTTCAGCGGTGGTCGTAAGAAAGACAAAGATAAGAAAAAGAAAATTGCAAATGCTGCTGGTTACTCAAAAGTAACTGAGGGTAAGTATCACGATTACAGAAATGATGATACAATGTCACCAAAACAAAAAATTGGTCGTTCAATGAGAGAGGTTAGAGATAGTCTCAGTCAATTAGAAGGACTTGT